CCTCAAGGATGTCGCCATGGTATCGACGCGCTCTCTCGGATGGAACATCGGGACGCTCCGGCACATCTTGGGCGGCGCGAAAGACATCCTCGACATCAAGGTTGACAAGACCGGGATCAATATCTCGGCCCGCACAGCCTACTTGATCGGGCTCCCTTCGGTCATCGGCGTGTACGGGGCGATGTACATGTACATGCGGACCGGAGAAGGGCCGAAAGACCTCAAGGACATGTTCTTCCCCCGCACCGGAAAGAAGACTCCGGACGGGCGCGACGAGCGCATCTCACTCCCGTCGTATGTCAAGGATGTCTACTCCTATAAAGAGCACCCTCTGACAACCCTGGGGCACAAGGTCCATCCGCTCATCTCCGCGCTGATCCAGATGATCGAGAACGAGGATTACTACGGCGTGATGATCCGGAACAGCGAGGACCCGATTGTAAAGCAGCTGAAAGACACCATGCTCTTTGTGTCGAAGAACTTCATTCCTTTCTCGGCCTCTGGCGCGTTGAAGCGCAGAGAATCCGGCGCCTCTGTGGGGGAACAGCTCGAGTCGTTCTTCGGGCTCATGCCCGCTCCCAAGGCGCTCACACAGACCCCCGCGGAGAAGCTCGTTGATGTGATCGCGGCGAAACACCGCGAAGGCGGGCCGATAACACGCGAAGAGTTCGAGCACGGGCAGCTCAAGACCGGGCTTATGCGCGGGATCGCGAACGAATCCTCGGACACTTCCGAGCTGATCAACGCCGCCTTGGAAGACGGCATTCAGCCAGGAGAACTCCTGAACATCATCCGAAACTCCAACAAGCCGCACATGACCGTGGCGCTGATCAAAGCAACTCCGCGTGAGGCCATGTCTGTGTGGAAGGCGGCGCAGCCCGAAGAGAAAGAGGAGCTCTACCAAATCATCATCCGAAAGCTGGTCTCCAACAAGGCCCTGTCTCCCGAAGATCGAATGATGTACATGCAGCAACTCCAGGACGAGAGGTAGGCGATGGGCAAAGTAACGCATGGAATGACTCGCACCGCCACTTGGAACACTTGGAGGTCGATGCGAGAGCGGTGCGCTGACGAGAATAACGCGGGATATGAAGACTACGGGGGGCGGGGCATCGCTGTGTGTCCCCGGTGGTTAGACTCATTTGAAAACTTCCTTGAAGATATGGGCGAAAGGCCAGACGGGAAGACCCTCGACCGTTACCCGGACGTAAACGGAAATTATGATCCGAAGAATTGCCGGTGGGCCACCGCCGAGGAACAGGCCAACAACAGAAACAGCACACGCTGGTTGTCCTTCAACGGTGAAACACTCTCATTGACACAGTGGGCGAGAAGGGCGGGGCTAACGGCGACCGCCCTCTGCCTTCGGCTGAATCGGTACCAATGGACTGTTGAGAGGGCGCTATCGACCCCTCTAAATTTCAGGAGGGCCGCATGAACCTCGATGTAATAGTTTCGGCACTAAAGCAGGACGAAGGCTTTGCGCCACAGTCATTCTTCGACACAGATCAATGGTCATTCGGGTATGGCTGCAAAGCCCCAGGCCCCGGCGCATTTATCTCGAAGATTGATGCAGAGAAGCTCCTCATAAAGCGGACCCAGGCTGCAATCGACGATTTTTATGACGTGTTCGCAGGCTGCATCATGTCCGAACGCAGAGAGCACGCCTTCGTGAATATGGCGTTCAACCTCGGAGAGACCAAGCTCCGGGGATTCAAGAAAATGATCGCGGCGGTCCAGCAGGCCGATTGGGGACACGCCGCGTTTGAAGCGGCCCACAGCAAGTGGTTCGAACAGCTGTCGGTCCAGGACAACAAGAAAGAAGAGCGGGCCGAGAGAATAGTGCTCGAAATATTGAGGGGATAACAAGGTGACGAACATGACACACGACGAAATCTCGATGGTGGTCACGGACGCTATTCGAGCAGTCCTGTCCGACCCGGAGCTTCACTGCCGGTACAAGTTTGAGCCAGAGAAGCATGAGGCCGAGCACGAGGCTCTAAGAAAGTTTATCAGGGTAGTCGGGAGAGTCGAAGACATCAAGTGGGGAGTTCTCCAGAAACTAATCCTGATGATTGTCACAGGCGCATTCGCGCTGATGGTTTACGGCGGGATCATGAAGCTCAAACTCTTCGGCGGCTAAAATGTTTGAGCTATTGTCTCAACTAATCCCCGAACCTTCGCTGTACGACTCATACCTCCTGCTCTCCAAGGAAGATTCGCTGTGGTATTTCCTGTGTTTCGCGCTTGGGGGGCTGGCTGGAGCCCTGTTCCTCAGAAAACCAGAAAAGGAGTGACAATGAGCATCATCTCGGAAGTGATCGCAGGTGGAGCCGCCGGCCTCTTTCAAGGCATCGGCACCTTCGCCAAAGATATTCGGGAGGCGATCACCGGAAAGAGCATCATAGACCCTATGAAACAGGCGGAGCTCCTGCTCAACGCTCAGGCCCTCGAGGCCGCCGGAGAGAAGGTGCGGCTGGACTTCGAAGAGAAGATGGCGACGGCGCAGACTGCCATCAACGCAATAGAGGCGACGAACAAGAGCCTCTTCGTGTCGGGCTGGCGCCCGGCTGTTGGCTGGATCTGCGCGGGCGGGCTCTTCTACACCTTCATGCTCAAGCCGATCCTCCCGTGGGCCGCGGCCGTCGTGTGCAACATCGCTGGGGTCAATCCAGTGGTCCCGTTGCTGCCGGAGGTCCCGATGGGAGACCTGCTCGTGCTGCTCGGAGGACTGCTCGGCCTCGGTGGGCTCAGAACCTTCGAGAAAATCAAGAAACCCTAACCCGCCCGCCAGGGCACAGCCCGCCGGATGCCGGGGGCAAAAGGAGAAACAGAATGAGCACAGATTTCAGACCTTCTGGTATCATAACGCTGTCCAACGCGGTAAAGAACAGCATTGCAGGACTTCGAGCGATGCGGGCCGGCGGCGGCGTTTCCTATGCGTTGGACCGGCTTGTCGCCACTGAAGCCTCTCTCGGGTCGGCCTTCCAGGTTGTTGACAGCGCAGATGTATCCGCAAAAGTTGACCGGGAGAACGCCACTCCCACCAGGTACTATGGCGACAGCACGGACGGAACGGGCGGCACAGCGGCGTTCGCCATCGCCTCCTTGAGCCTAAAGCAGCGTTACTCGTCCAAGCTGTTGTACGGCGCTGTCGTAACCGCAACGCTTGGGGTGGGTGGACCCGGATACGTGGCCGGAGAGGTCCTGAACGTGGTCCAGGCTGCAAACTCCACCTGTCGAATCAGAATCGACACCGTAAACGCCGGCGCAGTGGTAACTTTTACCGTTGTTCACGCCGGAGTGAACTACACCGTAGCCAACGGCCTCGCCTCCACGGGCGGCTCCGGAGCCGACGCGACGTTCAACGTGACTGTCGTTGACCGGACCCTCGCCGCCAACCTCACGTATGCTTCCGGCTATGCTTTGGCCTCGGGCGAAATTTACAAGGTGAAGGTGGACGGAGTTCTCAAGACTGTCACCACCGACTACACCGTCTCGAGCCAGAACATCGTGTTCGAGGCCGCGCATGAGCCGGGGAATGGTTCCATCGTGGAAATCTTCGCCCTGTCCAGCGCAACCCCACTCACAGATGAAGTTGTCACAGTCAGCGTGGACGGAACGATCCAGACACTCACGACGCACTACACCATCACCGATGGAATTGTTACCTTCGAGGCTACCTTTGTCCCACTCGCCGGAGAGCAGATTGCAATCTGGTTCCGGATTCCTGGGACCAGGGCGTACACCCTCGCCTCTGCCGCGGGGTCCGATGTTCGGTCTGTCGGGGCCGGCGTGATAAAAGTCTATGTCGCCACCGTTTTGAAAACCTTGACCACCGACTACACCGTCGCGGATGGAATTGTCACCTTCAACGCTGACAAGATCCCCGCGGACGGCGCCGCTGTTGAGTTCCGCTGGGAATACGCACAGCACGACGTATTCAACGCCGCAGGGCTCACCCCCATCGCTACCGGGGAAACTGCCATTGTTCATAAGGACGCTGGGGTGGAAACCCTCACGACGAACTATGTCATCACGTCAGGAGGGAAGGTCACTTTCCAGGCCGGGCACTATCCGGCAGTCGGAGCTGTGATCACCATCGACTATTTCACGGCGAATGCCGTGGTGGTGGCCGGCGGGATCATATTCTTCGACACGAATCACATCAATCTTCCTGCATGGACACACATCGTCCCGACCACTGCGGCAATCGTGGAGATCATGTAGCAATGAATCCTCAAGGAAACACCGCCTGGAAAACTCACGGAATGTCTGGCACCCCAACTCACTATACGTGGGTTGGGATGCGCGACCGCTGTACAAATTCAAATGCCTCCCGGTGGGAGGACTATGGACAGCGAGGAATCTCTGTTTGCCCGCGGTGGCTGGAGTCGTTCGAGAATTTCTTCGAAGACATGGGACCCCGCCCCGAAGGAAAAACCCTCGACAGGATAAACGGCGACGGGAACTATGAACCAGAGAACTGCCGGTGGGCCACCGACGAAGAGCAGGCGAACAACAAATCGAATACGAGATGGTTGGAGTATGACGGAGAAAGGCTCCCGATCCGGCTGTGGGCGAAAAAACTCGGACTGAAAATGAGCACACTCAAGAACCGAATATATTCCCACAAGTGGCCTGTCGAAAGGGCGCTCTCTGCCCCCTATCTCGGGATGGGAGGACTTCGTGCCCGAAGAACCGTCTGAGGCCGAACAAATAGAGGACTCCCTGTTCGACTGTCTGAAGAAAAAGCTGGACGACGGCTCGATCAAAGCGATGGAGGCGAGAATCCTTCTCGAGATGACCGACCGCCGCTCCAGCCGGATCAAAAAAAGGGCTCCAATCCCAGGACTGCTCAGAAAGCTGCCCTTTGATTTTGAGCCGCCCCTCGCAAAGTAAGTTAAGCCCCTGAATCTATTGGGGATTGTGCCGCTGTATCCATCAGAATCAATACTCAATGAAATCAGGTACTTACGGACTGCCCCGCCACCCCTACCCGACCTCCTACGAGATAGGCGATCCTGGGGGGCATCGGAAAACGTAAGTACCTGATTTTCCTTACTTCGAAAATTAAGGAGCCGCATGAACGCGAAACCTCCAGAAATAACACTCGAAGTCGATCCCGTCAAGGCCGATTTCAGGAACTTCCTCTTCCTCGTGTGGGAGTTCCTCCGTCTTCCCGAGCCGACGCCGGTGCAGTACGAGATCGCCTACTACCTCCAACATGGAGAATGCGAAAACGGGAAGCCCCCCACCCGCCGGATGATCATCGAGGCATTCCGAGGCATCGGAAAGTCGTGGATCACGTCCGCCTTCGTCCTCTGGTGCCTGTACAAGGACCCGGAGCTCAAGTTCCTGATCGTCTCCGCGTCGAAGTCCAGGTCGGATGACTTCTCCATCTTCACGAAGCGCCTGATCGCGGAGATGCCGCTGCTCCAACACCTGCTGCCGAACGATGATCAGCGGAGTTCCAATATCGCCTTCGATGTTGGCGGCTGCCGGCCGGCTCACGCCCCTTCCGTAAAATCGGTAGGCGTCTTCGGCCAGATGACCGGCTCCAGGGCCGACATCATCATTGCAGACGACGTGGAGGTCCTGAACAACTCGGATACCGAGGATAAGCGGGACAAGTTGCTGCAGACCATCATGGAGTTCGAGGCCATCCTCTCTCCTGGCGGCCGGATCATCTACCTCGGGACTCCACAGACTGAAAGTTCGATTTACAACAAGCTCAGGAAGAAGAACTACGTCGCCCGCATCTGGACAGCGCGGTTCCCGGCCCTGGCGAAGCTCCACACCTACGAAGGCTCCCTGGCTCCCTCCATCACGGAGCGAATAGATCGGGACCCGTCCTGTGTGGGCCAGCCGACAGACCCCCTGCGCTTCTCAGAAGAGGACCTGCTCGAGCGCGAGGGCTCCTACGGCCGTTCCGGGTTCGCTCTCCAGTTCATGCTCGACACCACGCTCTCCGACGCCGAACGCTACCCCCTCAAGACCGCGGACCTCGTGGTTCTCGATGTGGGGGAGGACAAGGCGCCTCTCAGCATCGCCTGGGCCTCCGGGCCTGGCCAGCTGATCAAGGACCTCCAGAACGTCGGCTTCACCGGCGACCGCTTCTACCGCCCGCTCTTCGCTGATGAGAAGTGGGCTTGCTTCGAGGGCTCCGTCATGGCCATCGACCCCTCGGGCCGAGGCAAGGACGAGACCGGATACGCCTGCGTCAAGCAACTCCACGGCAATCTGTTCGCCACAGCCTCCGGGGGGCTCACCGGGGGGTACGACGGGGACACCCTGATCCGCCTGGCTACCATCGCCAAGGAGAACAAGGTTGGCAAGATCATTGTCGAGTCCAACTTTGGTGACGGTATGTTCGTTTCTATCTTCACTCCGGTATTAGCGTCAATCTACCCCTGCACTATTGAGGAGATCAGGCACAACACGCAGAAGGAGCGCCGGATCATCGACACCCTCGAGCCCCTCATGAACAAGCATCGGCTTATCGTGACCTCAGATGTGGTCAAAGCAGACCTCCGTTCGGTGGACGAAGAGAGAACCAACTACTCCTTATTCTACCAGCTTACCCACATCACGAAAGACCGTGGCTCCCTCAGAGTAGATGACAGGCTCGACGCCCTGGCCATGGCCTGCGCCTATTGGGTTGTGGCTGTGAAGCAGGACGAAGACAGTTCTGCTAAAGCTGCCCGAGACAGAGCCTTAGACCTGGAGCTTGAGAAGTTCATAAGACATGCTTTAGGCTTGTCTAAGAACCAAAATCAAACCTGGATTCGCTCAGGCTCAAGACAGCTGATAGGCCCAGGGCAAAAGCGGGGGTAGAGTGTGAAGGGCAGATCCACCCGAACAAGTGTCAAATTGACCTGAACTGACAGTTCATTGACAGTTGAGCCTTCTCTCGACATTCACTGCAGGCGGTTGAGCCAGCCTCGACTGTCGGTAGTGGCTGCCGAGAGGTTCCCGCTTCCGGTGTTTTACCAACTCACCAACCCACGAAAAACATTAAAGAATTATTTGCCACTTCGCTACGCTGAAAGGAAGAAGGAGAATTTTAAAGACCATCTTAAAGACTCTATAAAGACCTTATACAATCTTTAGTAAGGTCTTTCTTTAGGTGTTGTATTGTGTGTTCTCTAAGAAACACTACAGGAGTCCTCATGCCATCTAAAGGTAAGCTAAAGAAGAGCTTGAGGCGTCGGAGTACGCCGCTGATGATAGCTGGTAATCGTTGGGAGCTCCTGGAACTCACCCCTAAGCTGAATAAGAAGTTCTTGAAGATGCTCGGGGAGAAGCGCCCGAACATTACCCTGCGCGGATTCTGCGACTACGGCGACAAGCGCATCTACCTTCGCCCTGGACAGAACAAGCAGGATGAAGGCAATACTCTGCTCCATGAGGGGCTTCACGCCCTTCTTTGGGAGATAGGGTGTGTTCATGATCTCGTAGGAGTCGGAAGGAATGAAAAGACCGTCTCCGCGCTGACCAATGAGATTCTCTCGTACTGCAAGCAGACATTTATAATGCCTGCCTAAAGTGTCTCCCCCACTCGATCAGTGGGCTTCGCCCCCTTCCTCGTGGGGGTCAAGCTCTAATTCAAGTGGAAAATACTTGCTTTAGGGGCCGGCTTATGCTCTCACAAGTGATTAATCTTCATCTCGGTTGGCTGTTCACGGCAGTAGTTGGTTTCTTCTCGATCATGGTGGCCGACATCGTGTGGGTCTTATACATACGATGGAGCTCACAGGGCCATCCGGTCAAAGCTGGGGTGACTTCGAGCCTTCTCGTGTTCAATGGTTGGGTTGGGCTCCTGGTGTTCCTTGGCAATCCCTATGTGGCGATCCCGGCTGAGATGGCCGGCGCCTTCGTGGGGACAGTCATCGCGATCTATGTGGATAAACCCGAGGCGCTGCAGTGGCTTCCCTGGAGGAAGCGTAGCGGCCCGCGGCTGAAACCGCTTCCCCTGGAGGTCCCGGAGCAATCGGAGACCACTCGGTAGAGGCGCGGGGTGGTGATCGAGACGGAGGACGGAGCCGGAGGCCGCGAGGGGACCCTCTCGTGTGTTGCCCGCGAGCCTCCACTCCCGCCCTGAAATTTTGGAGGAAATTTTCGTAGGGGTGAATCAAGTAATGACACGCGAGATTCCCCCCATGCCGTCGTTTCAATTCGTGATTCGGGATCGGCACCCCAACATATTCCCCAACATCCCGAGGAATGCCGGCTGAATGCTCCATCATTTCGGCATGTTCCACGTTATGCGATAGGATGTGCAATCCTATACCCTTGGCACCTGTCCAATTTCGCTGTCTCATCTTGTCATATTGCAACATTATGTTGCAGAGTGTGCCATTTTGGCACACATGCATCAATTTGTTGCAAATCAATTTTTTTCTATCCCACTACCATATATGGTGTGGATTCGGCCCAATATCGCCATTGAACCACAAGATATGGTGTCTCCTCCCTGTCATTGCCCATTTGAGGAAATCGTTGCCCATTTGAGGATATCCTCATTTTATCAATGATTCCATCATCTTGTCTGCTATTCTATCCCGAATTATGATGAAATGCTTCCTCACTATTCCCCAAATGGGCTATTCTCTCACTCATTACAATCCCGAACTAATGCTGATATTCTCTTCAGAATCATTCTGTTGTGCATTGCAATGCTGAATGGCACGGACCATGCTTTGTATTCTGGCAGTCGGCACCGAATCAAGAGGATGCCGGAACCCTTGGCAGGGGTGAAACCGGGCAAGGTGTCCAGTGGGCTATATCCAAGCTGGCGCCATTCAATCCCGACAGCGGCGCCGCTGAATATGTCCAAGCTCTGCCAATCGGTTCAAGTTTCACCGACAGAGCACAAGTTATACATAGTAGTGCTCCGGTGATGATGTTCCGGCGCCAATCGCCCAATGGGGAAACATTGGATAGCTGGAGAATGCGAGGCAGAGTAATTACATCCGATTTATTGTCTAATCCGTTGTCAATAAACCAATGGAGGATATCCCAATGTTCGAGATACTTGGAATGAACAAGGTGACAGGGAAAACGGAAACAATAGCATGGGCCAATTCATATCAAGAGGCAAATTTAATAGTGGATCAAGAATTATCGTTCTATGCCGCTGGTACTGTGCAAATTCTAAAGCGGAGAGGTAGATAATTCAATGGAAAATGCCAATCTGTATAGGATATGCACCGAAGATGTAAACAGGGAAAACACCCGCAAAATTGTCAGTAAATACTTCGATGGGTTCACTCTGTTATCTGGTGAAGGTATTTGGAAGGGTTCGAAAGAAAATGCTCTTGTAGTCGAGATATTCGGCAACGGTGACGCGGGCGAGCCTGCTGTCATCGGGATGTTGTGCGAGGATATCAAGGCGGAAAACAAGCAAGAAGCTGTCCTGCTTCAGGTCGTGGAAGTGAAGGGCTATCTAATCTAATACATGGAGGAAATCACCATGCACAGTATCGAAACGATAAAGAAGCTGAATGGGGAATATCCCGAGGAAGGAGAGCACATTGTTTACGTCAAAGCATCGGAATTTGTTCTCCTGAAGGAAAAAGCGGAAAAGTGGGATGCACATGTCCGGGAATTGCGGGCCGCACCATTGCGGAAAAATCAGTAAATCCGGGAGGGTACGATGCCAAACGAGAAGGTACATAGCTACCACGTCAAGGCATACGGGAGAGATTCGGAAATCATCACATTTCACTATACCGGGACCAAAGAAAACGCCGCCGCGTGTCTGTTTTCCTATGTGCTCGAAGGGTTCACAGTGGAAATCTATTTGGAGGTATGAGCCCATGCGAAAAGTAGTTACGAATTCGATGGTCGCCCATCTTTGGGCGAACCAATCACAGCCGGAAGCCCGGAACGGGGAAGGTTCAATTTTTTTCGAAGGTGACACGATTTATTCATACCGGAAATCGTGGCCACTGGCACGATTCACCGATAAATTCGGCCCGGATCAATCCGCCGGGGATGAGCCCTTGCCGCGCATCGTACTTTTCAATTCCGATTCATGCTCTATCACTACAAGCGCACATGCGGGATTGGCGCGAAGAGCCCTGTATAATCACAACATTTTGAGCATTAGCGTCCCGTTTATCGCTTCTTATGAATTTGACGCGCACGCCCGGAATCTAAAATACCTTTCCGATCAGGTCGAGATTTTCATCGGGAGAACGCGGCGGGCGAGGGAGCACGCGGAATACCATTTTTCCGTAGTCAGCGGGTGCATCCGAGAGTTCGACGTGTACAAGGCTGCATTCCTCCCGGAGTATCCCGGAACCGTTAGCATTCCCGAGGATCTGGCGGGCGTCGTCGCCAAGAAAATGGAGAATGCAAAAACGGAACAGGAACGCGCCCATGTTCGGAGACTCGAACGGGAAAAAGCGGCCATCGAGGACGCCTTGACGCATGTTGACGCATGGCGCAGGACGCCCGGCGCACAGCTTCCGAATGCCTATCTTCTCCCGGTATTCCTGCGGAAACTGGACCGGGGCCGCGGCGCTCCCGAGGGGCTCAGGTCGGATCTGGTAGTCCAGACATCACTCAGGGCTGAGATTCCGATTTCCCATGCGTACAAGGTATGGGCCGCTGTCCGGGGAGTTTTGCGAACCGGAAAAGAGTACCGGCGGAACGGCCACACCATCCACGCGGGGGCCTTCACCGTGGACCGGATTGAAGCGGACGGGACGTTGCACGCGGGATGCCACACCATAAAGCTGGACGAAATGCGGCGCTTTGCCGAGGGAGAGGGGTGGCCGGTATGAAAAAACTCTTATTCATCAGCATCGTAGCGTGTCTTCTCATGATACTTCAGGCCCAAATTCCGGCACTACATTCCAGTGAATGCCTATGCGATGAATGCCATTCGCAGTTCGATGAAGGGAGGTAGCCCATGACCACGCGGACACACACGCGGCAATCGTACTTTGTCGAGCAAGACGGCGAAGAGTTTGAAGTCTCACTCCCGCCGGTAGACGGAACGGAAACTGTCACCGTTTCAAAGGACGGAAAAAAGGCCGATGTCCGGTATCTTTCTGATGATTCGGATGCGCGGGAGGATTATTGGGAGGATCAAGACGGAGTCGAGTTTTTCTCGGCCGATCCTCGGAGCATGTATCACCGGGACATCGACAATGAGGAATTGGAAGAAATTTTCAAAGAAAATCCCGGTCGAGTTTTTCTGGTAAGCAAGTACGAGCATTCTTTGGTCCGCTACTATCGGCAAGGGACCGCGAGGAATGAATGCCGATGGGACACGTCAAGGGGATGCGCGGTCCTCATAGTCCCGGAGGATGTCACTTATCCCGAAGAGTACGCCGATGCCGTGCTGGAAGAGTTTTCAAACTGGTGCAACGGGGATATCTACGGATGTTGCCGGGACACGTTCGAAAAACGGGACGACGACACATGGAAAAGAGTCTCTGAGGACGCATGTTGGGGATTCATCGGGCGGGGATACGCGGAAACAGCGCTCAAAAACGGGGAATTCTAAGGGGGGATGGGATGAAAGAAAAACATTCTCTGAAAATAATCGCGCTCCACGACGCGAAGGCGTATTGCTCCTGTGGCCGGTGGGATTACTCCGCCACCGGGTACAGGGAATACGGCGAAATCTTGGAACAGTGGGAAAGCCACCACGCGACTCCGGGAATTGTCGATGCCCTCGCTAACCTTTTGGAATTTTCCAACGGGAAGCTCGGGGGAAATCCGTACATGATCCCGGAGTATGCGGGCGGGCTCCGGGCGCTGGCGCAAGCGATTCACTGGAAAGGCGACTGGATGGATACGCTCGAACACTACAGCCGGGCGCTCGCGCCCATAGGGAGGAAACTCGGATGACAGAGCACAGCATGAAGCTGTACGAGGGAGAGGCCCTCAAATGTTCGACGTGCAAAAAGATAGTGGTGGCCGGGCGTGTGGTACAGCTTGTTGCGGCCCTCAAGGATGACGAGTGGATCGCTGAGGTCCTGTGCCAAGACTGCTCCGGCAAAAGGGGGAAGTGATGCCGAAATTCGAATGTAACTTCGATGCGCTGGAAATCGAGGCGCACCAGATCGTATCCGAACCGGACGGGTGTGGGGCCGGGGAAACCCATCGCTACGAGCCCGTGGACATCGACAAGGGAGACACGGCGGACGTGTGGAGCGTCTTCGGCCACATCCCCGGAGCGTTCGCATGCCCCGCCGAGGGCATCGGGAGCGGCAGGAAGCTCATCGCGGACTGCGAGACGCCCGAGGCGGCAGAGTTCATCGCGGGGCTGGTGCATGAGTACCTTCTGATCTCCGGGATCGACACCCCAATCTCCTGGTACACCGACCGGGAGAAGAAGTAGCCCATGGAGTTCATAAAGTTCATTCTCGGGCTGCTGATGCTGCTGGCCGTGGGCGTTCTGTTTGGACAAAACTTGGGGAGGTAGACTATGAGACAACTGGCCGAGTCGGGAGACACAGACATACCGGAAGAGGAGCCGACAGACGCCTCGGAAGTTCCCTCGCCGGTCATATCCTCCGCGCCGCTTGGGATCAGGAAGCGCCGGTCTCCGGCTGACAAGTGGGACGCCATGGATATCCTCGGGCGGCTCGACGTGCTCGAAGACATGGAACAGCGGGGAATGCTCCCTCGTGGCGTTTTGCTGCGGGACAGGTACGCTGAGTGGGAAACTCTCGACATGAGGTTCGGAAATCTATTGTACGATATTCAGGAGAAGGTTGCGTCCTACCTCAGAAAGAATTACGACGATTTGGACTGAGGGAGACGACAGACTCGGCGCGAGGAGAAGCGGCGGGCCGATGCCCGCGACAGGTTGTGGAGCCGCTCGTTCGTAGAGATACTCCACCCGCCGAGACACCTTGACATCGGCATTCATGGCGGTATCATTATCCCGGCTGGATTTTCTATTCCAGCCGGAAGGAGGCACCGAATGGAATACCGGAACGTCCAGCCAGATCCCGAGTGACGGCTCCTTTGGTCTTGGGGGGCCAGTATAAGAGGGCTGTTGGAACTCACCCCGGTCAAAAGGAGCCAGAGAATGACCATCATCACAAGCGGGAAAATGACGGTGACTATCTCCCAGGGGGATTTCGTCTCCATCGAGTGTTCTTGTGGCGACTCCAAGTTCATTCCGTGGGACGAATTTCCAGAAAATGAGGAGGCATTAGAGTGGATTCTAAACTTCGCGCTCTCAGTCGCGCAGTCCGTCTCATTCGGCAAGAAATCAACCATGAAATGCCCATCCAACAGCTCGCCATGCTACTTGAAGTGTCTCTCGACGAAGGAATTTCGATGTCGGACCTTGGCCGTGGCCTGAAGATGGGCCAAGGCTCCGTCAGCAAGAATGTGAAGCTGATGAGCCAGTTCATGGATGGCGACGAGCTGAAGGGGTTCGGCATGCTGTGTACAGAACAGGATCTCCGTGAGCGGAGGCGGTTCGTGGTTCACACGACTCCCAAGGGGAAGGAATTTCTTCAGAAGCTCTCGTCTCTGCTGGATTTCAAGGAGAGTAACAGGAAGGG